GCTGTTGAGCGAGCCGTATTAGAATGTGCCTACGCTGGGTGTGAAACGATATGGATTGTTTGCAATGATGACATGCAGCCATTGATTCGCTATAGGCTGGGTGACATTGTTTATGATCCTATAATGACTGGTCGTAATTATTCTCCAGTACCGGCTGATGAGCGCAAGCCCATAACAATATATTATGTTCCAGTACACCCCAAGGACCGGGACAAAAGAGATTGTTTGGCTTGGAGTGTGCTTTATGGGGCTTTAACTGCATATCACATTTCTAATTTTATAAGCAAGTGGGTAACCCCTGACAGATATTATACGGCTTTTCCATACGGTGTTTATGAACCGGCTATTTTGCGTAAACATCGGAAGGACATTTCTAGCCGACGAGATTTCTTTCTTTCTTATAAGGATAAAACTGTGCGCGATGGGGAATATCTAGGCTTTACGTTTGACCCCGAAGGGTTTTTCCGGTATCGCGACACGGTCAGACAAGAGAGCACGGGCATACGGGTTCCCGGTCAAATAGGTATGCCAACAGAGAATTTGCCGCTTCAAGAAAGATGGTCTGCGAGGTATTTTTCTCTTGACAAAGTTTTTAAATCTGCTAAAGTAGAGAGAGCAGTAAATATTGAGCTGCCTTGGTATCGAAGAGTTGATAATTGGGAGAAGTTTTGTGATTATGCCGGTTCAGGAGATTCTAAGAAGTTGCTTAGACCGAATAAGTGTATTTTATCTTTCAGAGAGTGGAATCCAATAGGAATTGATAATGAATGAGCGCGTAAAATCAGATATATCTTTTGTAGGTCTTCACGGTCACAGTGGGCTTTCGTTGTTTGATGGCCTTGGTTACCCGCAGGAGCACATGGACTTTGCTTACCAGAATGGCTGTGATGCTTTAGCTTTGACCGACCACGGGCATATGAATGGCTTGGCTTATCAAGTATTGCACGCAAAGAAAATGTTTGAAGAAAGGAAAGAATTTAAGCCTATCTTTGGCCTTGAAGCCTACTTCACACCCTCAATTGAGAAGTGGCGGCAGGCGTATGAAATCTCTAAAGAAACCAAGAAGAAGCTTGCATCTGGTGGGGCAGTTATTGAGGACGAGAACGCCAGCAAACGCGCGTCCTCACGGGATTCTAACAAGAATACTATAAATAAAAGAAACCATCTTATTTTGCTGGCAATGAGTCAAAAAGGTTTGAATAACATATTTAAACTCATATCGGAGAGTTTTAAGAGTGAAAATTTTTATAGGTACCCTCGTATTGATTACAATATGCTTGCAAGTTTTAGCGAAGATGTTATTGCCACGTCTGCTTGTCTTGGCGGTGTCTACGCTGGTGATTATTGGGACCATAAAGACGATGGCCCTGATGCTATCATGGATGCTATGAGGCTGACCACTGAGCGGATGCAAACAATATTTGGGGACCGATGGTATGGCGAGTTACAATGGAATAATATCTTCGATCAACATGAGCTTAACAGATACATCATCCAAGTTTCAAAAGAATGCGGGATTGAATTAATTTCTACAGCAGACAGTCACTATCCGAACCCTGATGCGTGGCGAGATAGGGAGCTTTATAAGCGACTTGGGTGGTTAGGCAAGGGGGGTATGCCCGATTGGATGGATTCAGAGCTTCCCGTGAGTGTAAAAAAGATTGGTTATGAGTTGTATCCCAAGAACGGCGACCAGATGTGGGAGAGTTATAAAAGATATTCAGAGGCAGCTGGTGCAGAGTATGATGATGATTTAGTGATGGATTCTATCACGCGGACTTATCAAATTGGTCATGACCGCATAGAGCGTTTTATGCCGGATGACACGGTAAGACTTCCAGACTTTGTGGTGCCAGAGGGCAGCACTGCCAAGCAAGCATTGAGAGAGTTTTGTGTGGCTGGGCTTAAGAAGTATATCTCCGAGGATGACGACTCCTCTGCGTACACTGACCGCTTAAAAACTGAGCTTGAGGTTATTGAAAACCGAGGTTTCACAAAATACTTCTTAACTATGAAGGCGATTGCTGACCGCGCTTCGGGGGTACAACTTGTTGGCGCTGGTAGGGGCTCTGCTGCTGGCTCTTTAGTGTCTTTTTTAATTGGCATTACTCAAGTTGATCCTCTTAAACATAATCTCTTATTTGAGAGGTTCATGCGCAAGGACCAAACTGATTATCCTGATATTGATTATGATGTCTCAGACCCAATGGAGCTTAAGGAAATGTTGATTGAAGAGTGGGGGGCGGAAACTGTGGTTCCCATTTCTAACTTCAACACCTTGAAGCTACGCTCTTTAATAAAGGATATCGCGAAGCTTTATGAGATTCCCTTTAAAGAGGTTAATCCGGTCACTTCGCGAATGATGCAAGAAGCAACCCCGATGGCAAAGAAAAAACATGGGATTAAGGCGGGGGTATATGCTCCTACCTTTGAAGAATTGGTTGAGTTTTCTTCAACGTTGCAAGCGTTTTTCAGCAAGTATCCAGATGTGAAAACCCATATTGAGGCTCTACACGGACAGGTGAGAAGCGTAAGTAGGCATGCTGGTGGTGTTGTTGTTGGAGAGAATCTTGATAAGTGGATGCCCCTAATTAATAGTGGAGGTATCCGTCAGACTCCATGGTCGGAGGGCCAGAATGTGCGCCACCTAGAGCCGCTAGGGTTTATCAAGTTTGATATTTTGGGGTTGGCGTCGTTGCGGATGATGGAGGGAACGATAAGGCACATTCTTAAGCGACATCACGGTGTGGCTGAACCCACGTTCGCGCAGGTAAAAGACTATTACGACCAGTACCTCCACCCAGACAAAATTGACTTTGACGACCAGCAGGTATATAAAAATATTTTTCATAAGGGAAAATGGGGCGGGGTGTTTCAATTCACAGAAGGGGGTGCGCAAAAGTTTTGTCAGAAGGCTAAGCCAACCAGCATCATCGATGTTTCAGCTATCACTTCAATTTATCGCCCCGGCCCGCTAAGCGCAAAGGTTCATGAACAATACATACATGCGAAGAACAACCCAGGGAATATTGAATACGTCCATGAGTTAATTCGCGAGGTGACAGAAGAAACCTATGGATTTTTAATCTTTCAAGAGCAGATTGCTTTGCTAGCGCATAAGCTGGGAAAAGATTTGTCTCTTGACGAAGGTAATATGTTGAGAAAACTTTTAACGAAAAAGGGGACTGGCTCTGGCGAGGCGAAAAAGAAAAAAATTCATAGTAAATTCATTGAAGGTTGTACTGGCAAGGGGTTATCAAAAGCGGACGCAGAACTGCTTTGGAATAAGTTTGAATACTTTTCGGGATATGGCTTTAATAAGTCTCATGCAGTTAGCTACTCTATTCTTAGCTACCAGTGTGCGCATCTTCTTAATTATTACCCCTCTGAGTGGATGGCAGCGTTCTTGGACAAGGAACCGGAGGGTAGAAAAGAACAGGCTATTAACATAGCGAAGTCAATGGGGTTCAAACTAGCCCCTCTAGATATTAATTCCTCTGGTCGCGTCTGGGAAATATCTAAGGATGGAAAAACTTTGGTGCCACCCTTGAATTCCATCAAGGGGCTAGGCGATGCGGCTATCGACCAGATTATTGAACATCGTCCATTTAATAATATTGAAGATTTACTTTTTAGTAAGGAAATAACATACTCAAAATTAAATAAAAAGGCGTTGGATGTGCTTGTGCGAGGTCAAGCTTTGAATGCTCTGGTAGATGACAGGTTTTCAGGTCTTAAACACTTTTGGTCAGTTGTGGCGGTTGACCGTCCTAAGTCTATTAAAAAGATGAAGGAGAACATTGAGCTTTACAAACCAGAGGGAGAATTTACGACTGAGGAAAAGATTGAGCATTTGGTTTCTTTGACGGGGGTGTTCCCTTTTGATTTAGTCATGGAGCAGCGTGTCGTTGACGAGCTTGAAAAGCATCAAGTACCGCCAATTGGCGAATGGGATAATGAATTGGGAGTGGCATGGTTTATTCCTAGAGAGGTCGTTGAAAAGAAAACCAAGAATGGTCGTACTTATTGGATTGTGAAGGTTATTGATTCAACGAGCAAGAGCACTGCTGTTAAGTGCTGGGCGGTTAAAGTAGGGGCAGACAGGGTTTTTATAAACCGCCCATATATGGCAAAGCTTGATTACGATGAGCAATGGGGATTTAGTACCCGTTCAATCAGATATAACTTTAAGTTATTAGCATAGGAGAACATAAATTATGGAAGAAAGAGTTTACATGGTAATCGAATCACTATATGACAGGATGAGAGAATGCCGGGAAGAGAAATGCGATGCCTCTCGCAGATCGCTACATCATAGTATGATACGTTTAGAGACGCGACTATTGCTAGAGATTTTAGGTGAGGGGGAAAACAACCACGACCAGGAAGAGTTGCAGAGGAGCGTAAAGAATTTTGCGAAAACAGCTTCAACTATCTTTGAGACTTTTCGTGCAGAGGTCAAACTAGCGGAAGAATTATATAAAAAGGCGAAGAGGGCAAGAGGGAAATCATTATGAGGTTGAAAGTAAAATTATTGAGAGATGGGGCTAGACTCCCAAAGCGAGCGTACCCTACTGATGCCGGTGCTGATGTTTTTTATTGTCACAGTCCAAATATAAAAGACCGCACCTTATATCGCCCCGGCTTTGATGGCGAGTGTCATGTTGCTCCGAACTCATCTTGTATTATGCCCACTGGTATAAAAGTTGAAGTGCCAGAGGGATATATGCTGGAGGTAAAAAACAAGTCAGGAATGGCATCTAAGCGTGGTCTTGTTGTGGGCGCGTGTGTTATTGATTCAGGGTATGACGGCGAGGTGTTTATTAATTTACACAATATAGGTGCTGCATCGCAAAAAATTGACCCTGGTGAAAAGCTGGCGCAAGTTGTGTTAATACCAATAGAGACGTGTGACTTTGTAGAAGCGGTTGGAGGAATCAATGTTAGGACAGAACGTGGCGCAGGCGGATTTGGTTCCACTGGAAGAAAATAGTGTAAAGAGAGGGTCGGTGGCCAAGAAGTATGAGATTAGAGAAGTGAGCAAGTTTGAAGCGACCGAGCTAGTACAGGCCAACCACTACAGCCCTGTTATGCCAAAGCTTACGAAGCATTGGTTGGGGGTGTTCAAGGGTGAGGAGTTGGTCGGTGTTGTTACTTTGGGTTGGGGCACCAGACCCCTGCATACAATTCAAAAGATTATTAATCCCGAGATGGAATCCAAACACTATCTTGAAATTGGGAAGATGTGTATGCTTGATAGTGAGCCCAAAAACTCTGAAACGCAGATGATTTCTCAGCTTGTTAGGTGGATAAAGAAAAACTGTCCAGACGTGCTGTTCTTATACACGTTAGCTGACGGGATAATGGGGAAGTGTGGCTATGTTTACCAAGCTGCAAACTTCTACTACGGTGGCGAATACTGGACGGATAGCTATATGTCAGCTAAGGGCGAGAAAATTCATCCACGGTCAACACGCATTCTTTGTAAAGAGAACTGGCAATGGCACTACGACGAAAATTCTGAAGGGTTCCGTCGTGAATTTAAAGAGAACCACNAAAGAAAAGTTGAAGTAGCGCGGCTGAATGGCGTGAAAGCTCCCAAAGAAAGAGTGTTTTGGCTGACACCAGAGTTCATGAAGCATATTGGTTTGCGGAAGATAAAGGGAAAAATGTTTAGATACATATACCCACTGAATAGGACAGCAAAGAGAATTCTCGCGAACAATTCTAATACAGAATGGAGAATAGGCGCTGGTGTTTATCCGAAGGAATCAAATGGAGACTTACGATGGAAGGAAATGATCGGACGAAAGAAGTATGAGTTTTTGGATGGCATACCAAATTGGGATTTGCAGACAGTAGAACACAACAAGAAGAATGTNAACGCGCACAAGAAATGAGTTCACTTAAGAGAAAAATAAAGAGGAAGGCAGCAGCCAATAAGCGGAAGCAAATGAAAAGAGATGTGTCAGAAAAGATGGGTCTTTTTAATAAGATTCCAGAAAGTTGCAGCGCATGCGATAAGCCATTTGATAAGAAAGATAAAGAGATGGTGATGTCGTGGAATGTTGTGGTGAGAGAAGAAGAAGCAATTGTTCGTCTTTATTGCCCCGAGTGTTGGAGTAAAGCGAAAGAGTTTATCAAGGAGTATACCAATAAATGAAAGAAACATTGACTTATGACGACGTCCTGTTGGTGCCTCAATATTCTGATATTGAAAGTAGAAGTGAGGTCAGCCTCGCATGCGAGTTGGACAAGCAGCTGCATTTTTCGCTTCCAGTTGTTTCAAGCCCAATGGATACTGTAACTGAAGTTGCCATGGCTATAGCGATGCACGAAGCGGGGGGTCTTGGAATAGTCCATAGGTACAATACAATTGAGGAGCAAGTTGGCCTAGTCCATAGCGCGTCCATGGAGGGAAATGGCCGTGTAGGCGCAGCAGTTGGCGTTACGGGCGATTTTGAGGAGCGCGCATGCGCTATATATGATGCTGGTGCGCGGGTGTTGTGTATTGATGTGGCTCACGGGCACCACGCACTGGTGAGAAACTCATTGGAGACGCTTCGTAGAATGTTCGGTAACAAGGTNCATTTGATGGCTGGAAATGTTGCAACGAGAGACGGCTTTGAGGCACTCTCTGATTGGGGGGCTGATTCGGTTCGCTGCAATATTGGTGGTGGCTCTATTTGCTCAACACGGATTCAAACCGGCCATGGCGTTCCTGGCCTTCAAACGATCCTGGATTGTGCGCGGTCGGATAGAGAAACAAAGATAATTGCAGATGGTGGCATTAGGAGTTCTGGAGATGTCGTTAAAGCTATCGCCGCTGGTGCCGATTTTGTGATGGTTGGTTCACTACTGGCGGGTTCAAACGAGGCTCCCGGCCTAGTTGTTACTAATCAAAGAAGCGAGGATTTTAAAATCTATCGTGGTATGGCCAGTTTTGATGCGCAAAAGGATTGGAGAGGGAAGCTGACTTCTGCGCCAGAGGGGGTGGCCACCCCTGTTCCGTGCAAGGGGCCGGTTGAAGATATATTATATGATTTGGCTATGGGATTGCGCAGCGGGCTCTCTTATAGTGGCGCACGAAATATTTCTGAATTTCAGGCGAAGGCAAAGTTTATACGCCAGACTAATGCGAGCCAATTAGAGAGCGATACACACATTTTAAAAGTGAGAAGTGATGTCTAAAGCCACAACAAAGAAAATAGTATTTTATGACACCGACAAAAGGCACGCAAATTTAAAAATTCGCCTGCACTATGACGGTTTGACGCAGACAAGCTTTTTTAGGAATATGATTTCTGGCTATCTGGACAAAGATCCAGCTATAATAGATTTCATTCAGCGGTTTAAAGAGCTGAATAATATTCAAAGTGCCAAGAAAAGAGAGGGTTCAAAGCGATTGATAGAGGAGGGGGAGAAAACAAAGGCAAAATATTCTTTGCTTGAGGATGAAGAAGTAGAAAATATTTTTGATATGATAGAAAAGGAGTTTCCAGAATTATGAGTGATTATGGGTTTTTATTGAAGAGACGCTTGCCAAAGTGTTCTGAGGCATGCATAAAGGGTAATGTTTCTTGCCCGATAGAGGATTGTAGACAATGGATTGATTATGAAGAGGATTTTAATTGCACTTCTATAGCGGTTGAAAAAAATGGTAGTATGACGTTGAGAGAGATAGCGGATAGGATGCACGTTAGTTTTGTGCGAATTAAGCAGATTGAAGATAAAGTATTGAATAAATTTCAAAAAAGCTTAGCCAAAGAACTTGGCATTGGGAGGAGAGAATTGCGCAATTTTATTATGACTGCGTTCGGTAAATAACTTTGTTCTTTTTGTTAATAAAACACCTATTTACAGTTAAGGACAATCTTCACTTTGGGTGTCTTTAACTTGTTGGAAGCACTATTTATTGGAGAAACTTGAATATCATCTTAAGGAGATATATAAAATGAGTAAAACCGACGAGAAAATTAGACTAGACGAGGCACAGGTTCGTCGCTTTATGGGGTTAGCCAACCTTGCTCCCTTGGGCGAGGGTTTCCTTGACCGGTACCATGAAGACGATTATACGCCGCCCGTAGAGGGTGGTGAAGGACTGGCTCGCGAGGCTGAAGAAATGCCACCGGAAGAGGGTGCTGAAGAAATGCCCCCGGAAGAAGAAATGCCCCCGGAAGAAGAAATGCCACCGGAAGAAGAAATGCCCCCCACAGAAGATGCTGCCGCTGGAGCGACTGAAATGGCGCAGGATGTGGCTGATGCCGTTGCTGATGCCCTGACTGTAGCATTGGGTAAACATGGCGTTGAGGTGACTTCTGGCGAAGCTGGAGACGAAGTTGCGCTTCCTGTTGACGAGCCCGCTCTTGACGAGCCCGCTCTTGACGAGCCCGCTCTTGACGAGCCAGCTGGCGATGAAGGGTTGGGTGACGAGCCTGAGCTAGAAGAGCTTGATGCCGCAGGGATTAATATTGTGAACGATGAAGCACTGGTTCAAGAAGTTGCGCGTCGTGTAGCCGAGCGATTGATGAAAGAGAGCAAGGCTAATTCGCAACCTAAACCCGTTAGTCGGAAGATACGTCCGCGTACCCGTCGTTAAATTATTTCCCATGGGGCTCTAGAGCATCTCCGGGGAGTAATGGTATGGATGATTTAAATATGGTCGGGAACGAAGAACTTTTTAGCAAGCTTGTCAAGTATGTAAAGAGAGAAGTTCCCGACTTTGAAATAAAAAGCAAAAAAGAAAGTCGGCTTATGAAGTTGCTTTCTGTGGTATTATTTTTTAATAAGGGCTTTCTTACACAATATATCACAACGATATATCCGCGTATATATGTTCCGTCTTTGCCGTGGTATCCCAACAAACCAGTTAGTCGTATATCAATTCTGGCTCACGAATATGTTCATTTATACGATAGAAAGCGGCTAGGTTGGCTTTTTAATATATTATACCTATCTCCTCAGATATTTGCACCTTTGGCCTTTGGTGCGTTTTGGAATCTATGGTGGCTGTTGGCTCTTTTGTTTTTGCTGCCGCTACCTAGTCCTGGTAGAACGTGGTTGGAATTTCGTGGCTATAGAATGACAGCTGCGATTCATTGGTGGCTTAACGGTCAAAGGGTTAACACTGTCTGGTTGGAACAACAGTTTACTGGCCCTGCTTATTATTGGATGTTTCCTTTTAAAAGGTTTATCACCAACCGTATCCTTAAAGCGGTTGAAAATATTGAAAACGATAAATATTTGCCGCCAGAAATTTTTGAGATTAAGACTATACTAGGAGTACAAAAATGACAGAGGCTTTGTGGTTTTTTGGAGGGGTGCTTACCTTCCAAATTATGAGTAAGTTGTACCACTATGGGCAGCTAATCAATTTTACGGCTGAAACCAGTATGCACGTATTGCGCCTGTGTGTTACAATATTACACGATGTTGCTTTTATACAGACATTAAAATATGAACAATTACGAGAATCGGGGGTGAAAGAGAAGGAAATACAACTAATTAAAGATATAGATAAAGAAACTATTGATAATTGGAAATATACTTTGATTTTGAAATTTAAGCACCTAGTACCGAAATCAGTACGTGGGGCGTTTGTCTTTGACGATTGGGACGGCGCGATGAAGTTGCTTAATAAACACTTAAGAGCGGAGGGCGCGGCCAATGAGCAAGCTTAGTTTTGAAAGACTTAGAGATATGATCAAGGAGGTGATGTTAAGCGAATCATATTCTCACCTGTTGGAGCGCCCAGAGTTCTTAGATGAAGCGTCTATTCTAAAGAATAAATACCCGTTTAAGGCAATTTATATTTTCGGACCAGCTGGCGCAGGAAAAGGACATGTGAGCGAATACTTGTTAAATATTCCAAAAGATTTTCAGGTTTCAAATCCAGATGAACGGATTGAAGAGGTTTTTCCCGTATTCGGTATCAGTATGAAGTTTGCGAATTCGGAAGAGGGGGGCGATGCAGAATTAGAAACACTTCAACAGAAGTCGCGAAATATTTTGCAAGGCGCAGAACGAGCACATGTGGCAAATCTAATTTCAATTGCCAATCCGCTTGTTTTTGACACCACAGGTGAAAAAGTACAGAAGATGGCGAAAAGGATACAAGCTATATCTAAACTAGGTTATGACGTTGCTGTATTTATGATTAATGTGCCGACTGAAGCATCGGTTGAACGTGACGTCAAGCGCAAGCGAACGGTTGGCAAGACAAGAACGACTGATATTTCACAAAAATATCAAAAAGATGTTGTACAACACAATGGGTATTACAACGCGCTAGAAAGTATGGATAACGTGACAATGCTCTCTAGTGAAATTTATAATAACATTTTTAACTTGGGTACTGGCGAACTTTTGGATAAGCCAACGGTAATCACACCTGAGATGCTTCCAGATGATTTGAACCCAGAAAAGAATCCTGACGCCCTTAAGAAAGAAAAGGCAACGATGGAAGAAGCAATAAAAACTCTTGCAACGTGGGTGAGCACACCAGTAGAGAATCCAGCAGGGCAAGCGTTGCTTAAGGGTATGCGCTCTTTGGTAAAGAAGTCTGGTGGCAAACTGGGCCAAAATATGAATGACCTTGTTATTGCTATGGCGAATCCAGAATTCCAAGCCGATGAAGCTATTCTTGCGGCAGCTGAACATCTTAGTTCTTTGGGTGGTGCATCTGTAATCGCAAGAAAGGCGAAGACTGGAGATGTAGAGAAAGTGGCGGGGGCTAGCCAAGACGCGCCTTACTTGCAGCAAGCGATTCGTGGAAAAAAAGAACTTGGTGGCTCAACAGTTCGCGATATGACCGGGAAAACCGGGCCAAGACGTGGCCTGACCCAAGAAGAATCTTTAGACTATGACGATCTTTTAGTCGCGATTCGCGAAGTCTTAGCCAACGAACTATAGGTTATACAATAGCTTTTTAACTAATTTCATCGTTATTAGAATATAAAAGGCCCCACAAAGGTAAAATTTTCCTTGCAAGAACTAAGATATTATGTTAGTCTGTAGGTAGAATGAAGAAAGAGGCTCAAGCGATGGAGAAAAAAGTGGAAGCGACAGCGTGGTGCGATCTTGATAGTAATGGCATATATCAGTACCGTCTTCAGGTTAATAACGTAGGTGGCCGCTCTGTGAAAAATGTGGCTGCGACATGTGCTGATTGGCGAAATGCTGGCTTTGGATGGAATCCCGAGACTGAGTATAAAATTCTTATCTTCAGCAGAGGATTCAAAACTCAGAAAGAATGGTTAAAATGGGCTAAACAATTTCCATATAAGTTGGTAGAATTGAATAGTAAAGGGAAGCCTAAGCCAATTAAACTTGGTGTGGATTTTCGTGAGAAGAGTGGCCGCAAACGTAAAAGGAAATAATTTGAATTCAAAACTTGCAGCTAAAAAACCTAGAAAGAAAAAAGAGGCCGAAGCGGAAGTAGAGGACGTCGCACAGGAGATAGAAGTTGAACAGGAAGAGAACGCAGAAAAGTTCCTGGCGTCCATTATGTCTCTACAAGAAGAAGCAGAAGACAAGTCATTCAAGCCGCGTAGGCTGCTTCACTTATTTGGCGAGATTGAGGAAGAGAAGTGTGCAGAAATCGCATGCGCCCTACGAATATTGGGTAGTATGGCGAAAGACGACCCTGAAGACGAGAAAGAGCCCATTGAAATGATTATTTCAACGCAGGGTGGCAGCGCTGCGGAGATGTTTGCAGTATATGATACTATGCGCCTGGTTCGCGATGATGGTTGTGATATTGTTACTACCGGGCTTGGTAAGGTAATGTCAGCGGGTGTATTGCTATTAGCTGCTGGCACTGAAGGCCGTCGTCGCATTGGTGCTAATTGTAGGGTTATGCTTCACGGTGTCGCATCTGGACATGTCGGGCAAATTAGCAGTCTGGAAAACGAATTGGAAGAAGTAAGGTGGACGCAGGAACAATATATTAAAGCGCTGGCAAAAGAAACAGACATGACCGTAAAATATATTAAAAAACTAATTGATAGGGGCGTAAATGTTTATTTAACTGCAAAGCAGGCTGTTGAGCTTGGGGTTGCAGATGAAATATTTTAGAGTGAGATTATGAGTATTCAGAATAAGATTTTTTATAATAGATCTAGCGCGACAAGGCTTGGGTGGCTTCCAGGCTGGTTTGGGGAGGATGGCTTTGATGAGGAGTTGGTTGATAAAATCAAAGAGTTCCAAGCTAAATATGGCCTTCCAACGGACGGGCTATGTGGCCCAATGACCTTCAGACGCCTTGTTACAGAGAGAGAGGCCAGCGCTGAGCTGGCCAAACATCAGTTAGCTAGCTTTTGTGACGACGAAGTAAATTATATTATTTGTGAAGGTCAAAGGGTTGCAGTTGATTGGGATAAGGTGATTAATATTCGTCATCCTGATGCGATGGCGTTGCCACCGGATTGCTATAGGGCAGAGAGAATGGGTGTAGAGAAACCATCAATGATTGTGACACATTTTGATGTATGCCTTTCGGCTAAATCATGTTATCGCGTATTGGAGAAGAAAGGTATCTCAAGTCATTTTGTGATTGACAACGATGGGACTATCTATCAGATGTTAGACACGGTTCATGAAGGCTGGCATGCGGGGAACCGTAAAGTTAATCGTGCTAGTATTGGTATTGATATTAGCAATGCGATATATTTGAAATACCAGAAATATTATCGCATGAAGGGTTTTGGCAATCGCCCGGTGCTTACTGATATCCGCGTACATAGCGGGATTGTCAAGGAATGCCTTGGTTTCTATCCTGTACAAGTTGAAGCATATAAGGCATTGGTCAAGGTACTGTGCAACCACTATGATATTCCAATTGAGTGCCCGCGAGACGAGGATGGAAATACACTTATGAAGGTTCATTCTCCGTCTGTGAAAGCAAAGTTCCGAGGGGTGGTAAATCATTTCCACTTGACTCGTAATAAGTGGGACACTGCGAACCTTGATCTCAGCAAGACACTGGAAGAGATTAACAAAGAAGCAAACTAATTATTACAAAAGTTTGCGAGGATTATACAGTGGGTAAAAAAATTAATGTGTTCCGAGAGAACGACTTGGAACACCTGAAGGCTTATCTTGTTGAGGTGGTTCGTGAGATAGTGCTTGGAGAGGATGAAGAAGTTAATCGGGACACGAAGACACCAGAAGTAGTTGCGGATTACGTTAAAAAACTGGTCGTGACGGCTATGGGCGCATATTATGGTAAAAACCCAATTGAAGGATACGACCCATCAGCCGACCTTTCAGATGCCACTATCACTCCAAAGCATGAAGGAAATAAACAGGTATTTTTTGTCTATGTGGAAGTACCAGATGTAGAATCTCCTGACCCTGACGCTCCGCGCCTAAGAGAAAAAATGTGGAACGTTATCACGGAGGCGCTGTCCAATGATTCCGAGTTGGCAAAAGTTCGTGTTGTAAAGGGGGATAAGATATGGACCCTTGGCAAGACAAGAGCATCTTGGGGGTACCTTAAGTCGGCTCTGTTTTATCTTAATGATCAGGTTACTGTCGAAGAAGGCGGGTCCGCAAAGGTTGGAGTATATTTAGCTCCAAAAAAGGGTACAAAGAAAAAGCCGCCAAACAGGGGCGAAATAGCAGAAGCGCTTCTTGCTGCGGCGGTAGCGTATAGGTTTAAAAACCTTCCGGCGACCGACCCGGAAATCGAGGGAGATTTAAATAGCGTACCGGGAAAGGCAACTGTAGAAAAAGTCCGTCAGTGGTTACAATCACCTGAATTTACAGGAGCAGCGAAGTGGTCAGATACCAGTGTAGGGTGGACAGGGCAGATAAAAAATCTAGACAATGGCGCGACAGACACTATAGTTATGGACGTTCAACTAAGAGAATTTAGCTTGAAAGGTTTTATGCCCAAATTGGGAGTGCTTGGGCCATGGGTGGCTTCAGCCGATGGCGACCCCCAAGGCAAGATTGAGAAATATTTTCAAGGCGCGTGCAATTATGCAAACAGAGAGGCGATAGCATTTGCCATCGGTAGCATACCCGGCGAAGAGTCAGACGAAGAAAAGTTAGGATGGTTTATCAACGATTCTGACAATACTATTAAAATTGGAGCAATCGGTACCGATAACCAAAAGGGCACAAAGGTTGATGTAGAGATGACATGTCGCCCTACTGCAAACTGCCCATTTGGTCAAGCCGACCCTGACGACAAAACGCTTGTGAAGCTTGCGCGCCTTTCACTCAAAGGTGCTAGTGAAATGTTGGGTCACAAAGGCGCAACCAGAGCAGAGGGCGCATTAGAAATGTTAACATCTATCTTTGGCGAACTTGACACCATATACGTGCCCAATCCAGAAAACCCTGATAAATTGATGGCTGTGAAAGATGAAGCACAAGCGACACAGATTATTGACTCCTTCAGAGCGGAATACGACAAAACCACACGCACTAAAAAAGTGGGCGGGAAAGATACTGCTTCCGATGAATATAGACAACTCTTGAATGGCATAGTCCTTTCATATTTTGCAAAAGCAGACAGAATTATAAACAATTCGTCTGGTGAACAAAAAGAAAAATTCATAGAGGCATTATTCGATAGAATTAGAAACGCCGCGCAGCTTGAAACTGACACGGGATTGAAGCTAGTACAATTTGATACAACCACCGAAGATTTTTACAAGCAATTTGATTTTTCTAAAATATCGGGAGCCGGTCTTGATATTAAGGCAGAGCGCACTGGTACCGTGAAGGATGTGGTTTATTTATACTTCAATCAAATAGACGAAGAGAAAGGTACAAAAGAAGAACTATTCCGTGTGCGACCGCTGCACCGGACTGGTGCCCCTCTCATAACAATTGAAAAAGGACCAGCCTTAAAGAAAATGGCGAAAGTGGTACAAAAAACTGCTGACGACGAGTTAACTTATACTGCGAAGAAATAAGTCTTAAACATTTCCTAACGCTAATTTATAATATACCTACCAACAAGCGAGGCAATGGTGAGTAAAGTTTATAGTTCCGATTCAAAGCTTCAAGAAAAGCTTTTGAGCGGTATCAACAAGCTAGCAGATAACGTGGCTAGTACACTAGGCCCGAGAGGCCGCAATGTAATCCTTCACAAGCAAGGCGTCAACCCTATCATCACAAAGGACGGGGTGACAGTCGCAGACTTTGTAGATTTGGATGACCCTGTTGAAAACGCAGCTGCACAGATATTAAAGCAGGCGTCAGCACAGACCAACATTGTAGCGGGCGACGGCACTACAACGGCAACAGTGCTGGCGCGAGACATGCTAATTCGCGCTCAAAAGCACTTAGCTGCCGGTGTGTCTCCTGTGGAGCTTAAACGAGGTATGGATGCGGCTTCTGAGTCGGTCATTGAGCAATTAAAAGAACTTGCTCAGCCAATTACAAGTGTTGAGGATATTGCTCAGATTGCCAAGATTTCTGCTAACGGAGATGAGGTCATTGGCAATTTGATTGCAACAGCTGTTGACCAAGCTGGAAAGGATGGTGCTATCACAATTGAAGAAGCGCGGTCGGTAGAGACTAGCCTTGATGTAGAAGAAGGCTTCCGCTTTGATGGCGGATATCTATCGCCGCAGTTTATAACTGATGCCCGTCGCGGTGCTGTACACTATAATGATACATTGTTGATGGTTACTGATTATAAAATTTCAGCTGTAGACGAGATGATGCCAGTGCTTGAGATTGTTGCACGGGAAGGACGACCACTTGTTGTTGTGGCAGAGGATATTGAAGGGCAAGCATTAGCTGCTCTTATTATGAACGCTGTACGTGGCACCCTTAAGGTCGCTGCTGTAAAGGCCCCTAGATACGGAAACGAACGACGAGCCATTCTCAAGGACTTGGCGCTGTCATCGGGAGCCACCTTTGTTAGTCGCGAGGCCGGAATCAAGCTTCGTGATGTAACTTTAGAACACCTGGGTGATGTTAAAACAGTTGATATCACAAAATATAATACGACTGTCGTCGGCGGCAGCGGTGACCCTGATGATGTTGATACCAAGATTGAAGCATTGAAACAAGAGCTGGAGCAGACAGAAGAGATTTATGAATGCGAGAGAATTCAGGAAAGAATTACAAGATTGGCTAGCGGGATTGCAATCATTCGCGTTGGCGCAGCCACCGAAGTTGAAATGATTGAAAAGAAACATAGGCTTGAAGATGCTCTAGAGTCTGTTCGCGCTGCCCGCTTAGATGGTATAGTGTCCGGTGGAGGCGCTGCTTTGTTGAAGGCAGCAAATAATATTAATATAGAAGTAAGCAACCCAGAACAGGGTGTTGGTGTGCGGTTAATAATTGGGGCTTTGTCTTCGCCGTTAAGACAGATGGCTTCAAATGCTGGCTTGTCTCCAGATATTGCGGAAAAAACAGTGCGAGCGGCATTGGCTTCTGAGGGAGAACCGGCAGCCGGTATTGATTTTACTACTGGTCAACTTGTAGACATGTACGCTGCTGGTATTATAGATCCAGTAAGGGTAACGATTGCAGCGCTTCGTAATGCGGTGTCGGTCTCGTCGTCACTTATTACGACAAATTGTGCTATTATCGCGACAGAAGCTTCCCCCTCTAACTAATTACTACAGCCACAAAGAGGTAATATGTTTCTATGCCGCCTGCGAATAATAATCCACCCCAATTAGGGGCCGATTCGAATATAAGCACTTGCTTGCTTGACCTCTCAAATAAAATTGAGCAATTGATTGCTTCGCACAAGGAACTGGCCGAAAACATAGCTAAACTCAAGGACGCCATTTACCACCCAGACGAGGGAATTTACTCTCGCATAAGAGAGTTGGAACGAGAAATCATTAAAGATGGTGATATTCGCATTGCGAAAGTTGAGGAAACTGTTGCTAGCGTAAAAAAGATTCAATGGATGATTATTGGTTCAACCGTCGCGGGCATTGTTGCAGTCATATTCAGAGCATTTTCTGGATAAAAGACTTGACTTCTGTGTCTAAATCCTATATATTTATAGAGTGTCTGGGAAGAGAAAATAAATAAAAGGATTTTTTCCTTGACTTATTTAGCCAAATGTGTTGAGATCAATATGTAAGGTGGTTGAGAGGAAAATATGGGTTATTACAGAATGTACCAACAGCGTCACACTCCGGTGGAAAGAGTTACGGGCAATAATATTCCCGCACGGTTGGAAGCGCTTATTGAAAATACCGAAGTGCCTCAAAACACTAAGGGTTTTCTTCAGTCTCTCGCTGACGCATTTGAAAAGTATGAAGGCTTGACCGGTCGTCAGTATGAGGCGTTTGAGAAAGTTGAGAATCGGCATTCTGCTGTTGAAACTGCTGCGCGTAAAGCGTGGGTTGGTGCATACACCGAGGAAAAGCGCGATGTAGCAAAAATTTGCGCTGGGTATTACATTCAAACCCCCTATTTTCGTGACCTATCTCAAAAGATTCTTAATGATTCCGCTTTTGTGCCCACCGAGCGACAGTGGCGAAAGATGTGTGAAAACAATTACGCCAAGAAGGTTCTAGCTGCCACGTATGCTGAACCCAAGTTCGCAAAAGGGGCGATGGTTAAAGGTCGTGCCACCGCTAACCGTGCTATCCGCGATAAGCATGTGGTGGTTATTGAAGTTAATGCTGCGCCAGTTTCTAGAGCTGCGAAGGGAACAAAGATTTACAGTGTGCTCCCAATTGGTTCTCCAACCACTCTTCTAGTTGAAGAGCGTGAACTTAAGAAGAAATAGGGATCAACATGTCAGACGAGCCAACGAGAGTAAGAATATCTTTTACTGTAGAGCTAAATGAAGTACCAGCACGTATATCATCCCTTATAGATGACGCGGCGTCTGGTTTAGATAGCTTATCTGTCCCATTGGAGGAAACTGCTAGGTATTTATCTGATGATGGGAATATTGCTGCCACTTTAAATGTCATTAACGAAACAAGAGTAAAGCTAATGGCTGCCGACCTTCGCTTGGAAGATTGTGTGACTTTACTGGCGAACTATCAAGCAACTCAAGCTGAGCTGGCTCTAGAAGACATGAGAGAGGAAGAAGTGCAGGCGGCTATAGAACAGGAATAGGAATGAATAAACATATGAAAGGGGCACTGGTATATCTGCCTGCCGGTGTAAAGTTATATCAGCTAAGCGAGGGGGACGCGGTTACCAGATACAAGGTGGTGCCAAAACCGTCTCATGTTTTGCTTGTGGGTGAGCATCATTGCGAGCAATACTATAGTGTCTTATACGAGGGAGAAAATTGGCGTGTACCATATAATGATGTATATCCTTTAAAGGGGGAACGACCGTGAATATTAGACTTGTAGAAGTGTTTCAACAAAAGAATGTTTCACACAGGGGCATAGCTGCTTCAAAACAATCTTTTTCTTTAAGAACTATCTTCATCAACCCAGAGCATGTTGTTTGCATGCGGTCGGATGAACTGATGAGTAATCGGCTAGATGAGGGTTTGCTGCCAGAAAATTTAGATTCAAGGCAGGAATTTACTAAGCTTTATATTAATCGTGGTCAGTCTGGGCTAGATGTGACAGTGGTCGGGGGTCCAGAGCTTGTTCAGAAAAAGATTGATGAAGTAAAAGCGCAACAAAAAACAGTATTAAAGGGGTAAAATGAATTCAATGTATTTTCACATGTTTGTTAAAAAGCGATGTAAACATTGCACTGGAGCTAAAAAGCTATTAGAAGAGCGCGACCTGGCTCACGTTATAACGCATATGGATGGTGCCCCGGAAGCCTTAGACGAATTAAAAGAGATGTGCCAGTGGAAAACCGTTCCGATTATATTTGAGATAACGGGGAATCAAGAGATGTTTGTTGGCGGGTATACAGATTTAGAGGAATACTTAAATGGCGAAGAGAAAGAAGAAGGCCGTGGTGAGGGAACCGATAACATCACAGAAGATTGAATGTGCTTTTCGGAAAACGTCTGTATACGGCTCTACGCTGCCACAGTGGAATCCAAACAGCAAAAAATGTGGTTCTTATAGTAATTCACGTTGGAGTTCAATACCGAAAAAGCGATATGCTGTATTAGCCTATGTAGATGGAGATTTTGACCCTTATATAGAAAACGAAACCCCCCTGGAGGAAATCGCCTGGGCTTGTGTTAATTATTTAAACACGCCACCGCATCGGAAGAAATTTGGACGTCGCTCGCCAAAACCTTTATATGGCACTTTAGTTCTTATCCGCCATACTCTTAAAAGAGGTGAAGACGGCAAGCCTTATTTTGAGATGTTGCTTTCCACGGAACACCAAAAAAACAAACACTTTTGGGGAGCTGGATATGGTGTATCATGAGTGATAAAGATTCTAAAAACAAAAAAGAAGCGGTTTATTTTCTTGATGTTGACATACATAAAAAATATCTTATGGCTGCCAAAGAGGACAAACAGGTGGCGATTTATCATCTGCACGATTATACTGCTCCAGACCTGTATATGAAAAACCCACCCGATCTTATAGGAGACCTTTGCAGGTATGTAATGGTGCTTGATAGGTTTATTGCTTTGATGGATAGAGTTTCGGAATACCCAATACCAGAAGATAGACATCGCGAGGATGGCTATGTTTTTTTCCAGAAGGACGCACTACTTCTTAAACACTACATTCCCATGATGGAAGAATGTGAGTTCTTGATGAGTAAATATGGCCTGAGTATGGTAATTAATTAAAAAAATACTTGACTTTTGCCTCAATGGTGATTATACTGTATATAACCAATGAGATAGCTATAGTGGTGTCTCAGAGGTAATATTACTTGCTTTAAAAGGAGAAAATAACAATGAGTAATTCACTAACAACTTTGGTGCACGGCCATCCTCGTTCGCATCCGAGCCTTCTCGGACGAAGCGTTTTTGATGATGTGTTTGGTAGCCTTTTTAATAATAATGATTCGTTTCCAAACTTACTGCGGCAATCTACACAGGGTTACCCTGTTGCGGACATTTACCGCTCTGAGGTAGGGGAAACTGTAATAGAGTTCGCGTTGGCTGGCTTTTCTAAAAAAGACCTTGCGGTTGAAGTAAAGCCAGAAAAGCGCAGTATTACAGTGCGGGCAGGCACTTCCGAAAAGGAAGAGGAGCCTAACCGTCGTATTGCTCGGAGAAGCTTTGAGAAGACCTATGTCAACTATGACAACAATCTTGACCTGTCAGCGGCTTCTGCTGATTTTGAGAATGGCCTTCTCCGAATCGTGGTGCCAGTCCGACCGGAAGCGAAGTCGGTAGAAGTTAAGATTAAGTAAAGCTTAATTCTAACTAATGTCGTGTTTTAAAGGGGTGCCCATGGGCACCCCTTTTTTAGTGTTTTGATGAGCCTGAAACTATTTATATCAGCAACAGGAGCGTATACTATGAAATTTGATAGAAACAAGCTTAGAAAAATGATTGTGGAAGAGGTTAACCGCTTAAACGAGTGGTCAGGCGAAGATTTTTCTGATGAAGCGGCGCAGGATAAGAATCAAGAATACATTGATTTTATAGTTGCAGTTCAAGAAGCTGCGCGAGAGGCGTTAGCAGAGATTGAGCGCGGTACTGACCCCGCCAACGCGGCCTGGGATTCAAAGTTCAAGGGTTTGGTAGAGGGATTTCTCAAAGAAGAGTTTTACGATTATTTTTACGGATAGGAAGTGACAATGCGAAGATTATTAGTAGAAGCGGCCCATCGGAAGTGGAAAGAATACATATCTGAAGCTGGTGACGCCACTAAAAAAGCAACCGAAGCCGGTATAAAAGCCAATACAGAACTATCAGACCTTCATGACAAGGCAAAAGACGCACAGGAGTCGCGAGCCGATGCACTATCTGCTTTAGCTGATGCGGCTGAAGCAGAGCAGAAGGTCGCTGATACGGTTGGGAAGTTGTCTAGCGATCGTTCTGAAGCTCATAAGGCTGCAATTGGTGCTCGCGACGGAGCAACCAAGATAAGAAAAACTGCGGAAAAGGTTGGCAAAGCGAAGGAAGACGCATTGCGGGGTGTTGCAGACGCACAAGAGAAAAGAGCCAAAGCAGAGGAAGCTGCCGCAGGCGCAGCAGAGAGAATCGGGGATGCTTCGAAAAAAGCAGCGAAGGCCGAAGAAGAGATGGCAAAGCTTCAGGCAGGGTTTGCAAAGGCGAATGCTGAGTTAAATAAAGCCGCTGAAGAATTTTCTAAGCTTGATGATGAATTTGCAAGCTCTCAGGAAGCAGCTGCGGATGCCGCCGAAAACAAAGCCGCTGCGCAAACAGATGCCGCAGCTGCTAGTCAAGAAGCCAGCAAACTAAGCCAAGAGTTTCAAGCTGCGCATGCAGCTGCTAGCGATGCTCTTGAGCAGACTGCTGGTGCCGAAGAAGAAGAGGGAGCCGAAGAAGAAGCTGAAGATGAGGCCGAAGAGGAAGAAGAGTCCAAAGAAGAAGAAGAACAAGCAGAAAAAGACAAAGAAAGAGAAGAGGCAGACAAAGAGGCCCAAGCGGAAGTAGAAGCGGAAAGAGAAGAAGATGAGGCAGAGCGCGAATCAGAAGAATCCGAGAAAGAGCTAGCCGCAGGAATGAAAGAAATCTTAAACCGCTTTAGAAGTTGGAGTGCTATGAATGATAAGTAAGGGGATTAAAAAAAAAGATGCCACGGTGTTTGCGTTGTATATCACAGCGATGATTGTTTTCTGGTTGGTGGTATTGTCTTTTGGCCAAGTTGCCAGTGCCAAGAGCACCACTAAGGCAAAATTTTATGATTTCAGCGAGCAATTAATTGATGGCGAGATTAATAAACCAACAGCGCTGTATACCGATGCTCGCGAAAGAGTTAGGTTTAATCGTCTTTTAAAATTAAAGAAGTCATTCATCCCCATTCTTTTGAGAACGTCAAAAGAGACAATATTCAGATGAGGAAAATTTAGATATGGCATCAGAATACGGCGACGGTGCGGATATTGGCACCACTTTAGAAGTTACTGGTTCAAGTTACCTTGGTGATGCAGCCAATGATATAATTTCACTCACAGGTGTTTTAGAAAGTACAGGCTCGGTAAAGGTAACTGGTTCGGCTGACCACATGGCGGGGGGCTGGGCCTTGCGCCTTGATGGGCAACAAGGTAGGGCAGATAATGGAATTTTTGTTCCCGGTCCAGTTTTTGATGCTTCATCGTTTGGTTCGGTAGCCATTGGCGAAGCGGCAGTAAAATCGGTAGCACAGATACAGGGTCAGCTTACAATTGCGCACAACGGTCATCTGACTAGCTCTGGCGGTTACACTTCAGCGTCTTATGGGTGCAACCTGCTATTGAGGGGCACTGGCGCTAATAATAATACAAGGTTCATTCAGGCCGATGAGTCGCAATATGTCAAGCCTCTTAAAATTATCCCAGGATATGGAGTCATGGTCCTTTCTAGTTCATCTGGTGGCGGCACGAAATTTAAAATTGATAATGCAACTACCGATACTGACCCGATGATTGCATTCGACCAGGCTAGCACGACGAAGTGGATAATGGGTGTTGACACAAGCGAGTCA